GAGGTGATGGCATTTTGGTAATTAGAAGGGTTACTACCATTTGGTTTGGGGCTACAAAAGTTATATGAATTGGTAGTAAGGTAGCTCTTATATATTAGAAGTTCCTAAGGGGCACGTGGCGGCCATCCGTTTTAATATTACCGGATGGCCGCGCGATCGTCCTCCCGACCCGTGTCCGTGAATTGCGCCGCATTGTCGGCCACTTGGTGTGGTCCCCTTGTGTTAACCAATCATATTTAAGCTGCAGAGTCTTGTTATTTCTGCACTCATTAACTGGTCCCTTTAATTTGAAATATCTTTAGATATTGCGGTGTGACGTCATCGATGACAGTATATCCAACTTTGTTTCTTTTGACGTGGACCAGTTACATTATGGCGTGGAAGCCAATTAAGCAATATATGCAAGAGGAATTTTATATATAAATTCCATATTTAATTGAACAGGATATTATAAGTTAATATGTACTCAACAAAATATCGACGAGGATTTTTAGCTAATCAAGGACGGGGTTATCCTCGTCATTCAACTGGGAAACGTTCACGTAATGTTAGCCGCATAGATTTTAAACGTCGATCAAGTAAGTATGTTCATGGCAATGATGATAGCAAAATGGCAAACCAGCGTATACATGAGAACCAGTTTGGTCCAGAATTCGTTATGGTCCATAATACAGCCATATCTACGTTTATTACATTCCCCAGTCTTGGCAAGACTGAACCAAGCCGTTCAAGGTCATATATTAAGTTGAAACGTTTACGTTTCAAAGGTACTGTCAAGATTGAACGTGTGCACGTTGATCTTAGCATGGATGGGCCTTCTCCAAAGATTGAAGGCGTATTTTCTCTTGTTGTTGTAGTTGATCGGCAACCACATCTCAGTCCAACTGGATGTCTCCATACATTTGATGAGCTATTTGGCGCCAGGATCCATAGTCATGGAAATTTAGCTGTAAGTTCTGCGTTGAAGGACCGTTTTTACATACGGCATGTGTTTAAACGAGTGATATCCGTTGAGAAGGATTCTACGATGATTGACCTCGAAGGAATGACATCTTTTACTAATAGGCGTTTTAATTGTTGGTCAGCATTTAAGGATTTTGATCGACAAGCATGTAATGGAGTTTATGGCAACATAAGCAAGAACGCCATATTAGTTTACTATTGTTGGATGTCGGATATTGTGTCAAAGGCATCGACATTTGTATCATTTGACCTTGATTATGTCGGATGAATAATAATAATTATTCTAGCAATAATGTCATACTTAAGCCAACTTGAAACAAGCAATAACATGTAATATCATCACATATAATAATAAATGGATATTTATTGCAACGTTTTGGGCTTTGACGGAGTACAATTTGTGTTAATGCACTCTTGGACTGTCGCCCTTATAATTTCGTTTAACTGGACCAACGACATTGTGATATTGGACTGAGTCCTCTCTGCCCCAATTATTGATGCAGACTCTCCTGGGTCTAAGATGGTGGTTCCCAACCTATTAAGTGCTTATACGATGCATTGCATCCCCCTGATCAGATCCCGCATATGATGGTGGGCCCTATAGTACTCCTTGAGGCCCAAGATTCTCCGAGGCCTTAATTCTATTGGGCCTGTTAGATGTGGAGGCGGATCTGTCATTTTTCTATCCCATTTCCCATATCCCACGTGGCTGAATCGACATCTTTATCTGTAAATTGTTTGGACAATATTTTGACAGTGGGTGCCCGGAAAGGGATATCAACGGAGTGTTTAGCTGTCGATAATTTCAGCTTCCCTTTGAATTTCGCAAAATGAGTCCTCTGGTGAACATTAGAGTCGCAAACTTTGTAATATAGTTTCCATGGGATTGGGTCTTTGAGCGAGAAGAACGACGATGAGAAATAGTGGAGATCTATATTGCATCTCACCGGAAAAGTCCATGACGCTTGTAAGGATTCATTGTCAGTCATTCTTTTGTCATGAATCTCCACGACCACGGATCCTGTTGCGTTTATCGGAACCTGTTGCCTGAACTCAATCACACAGTGGTCTATCTTCATACAGCTACGGCTCAGTCTGGCGCTTAATTGAGAAGCTGTTGACGGAAACTGCAAGATTATCTCAGTCAAGTCATGAGATAACTGATATTCATCTCGGTTTGATTCAATGTAATTGAATGCATTTGGGGGACAAGCTAACTGAGAATCCATATATTATGAAGACCTGCCTCGCAGAGGCAGCGTTTCACTGAAAATAATAAGCCAAGAGAATAGCTATGAAATTCAAGCCTTGCTGCCGGCAGCAACGAACTGAAAATATTAGCTCAAGAGAATAGCTATGAAATTCAACCCTCGCTGCAGGCAATGAGGAACTGAAATACTAACAGAAAATAATCGTTCAGGAAAAATAAAAGAAGATATTAAGCCTAATAATTTAGTAGCCACATAGCTAAGAAACTTGTCAAGAGATAATTATCATATGTCGGCGTAGAACTGGAAATGGGTAGCATATATATAAAACCCTAAT